GTCGCCCCCTCATCCCAACCCACATCAGTGTCAGCGATCGGCAGGGACCATGAGGAGTTCACCGCCAACTCCTGGTCCACGCTCTCCTCCTCCACCAGGATTTCGGCGGAGATCTCCGTCAAAGGCATTGCATCCTCCAATGCGTGGTCACCTGCGTTACCAGTGGCCTTTTCAACCGGTGTGACACCATTATCGCGCTTCACCGCACGATCCCACGAGGCCTTCACGGTAGGATCGTCAAACGCGGTGGACATCTTCTTGTAGATAGCCGAGATGACCCGGCGCAGTTGGGACTTCTGTGCGTCAGGAATGTTGGGAAGGCCGCCATGCGCACCCTCCAGGAGGGCACTGGCCGCATAAATAGCGTGATAGATCATGGTCAGCTTGCCGTCGATGATGTCACCCACGGGAAGTCGGTAGGACAGGACCGAGTTGGGATCCCCACCATCATGACGCCACAGGAAGGCCCTGTTCAGCTTGGCGGCATCCCCGTTCGCCCAGGCACCAATGCGCCGGGCAGCATCATCTTTGTCCACACTCGCATCACGAGGAGCAATCGGCAGACCCTGCCAACCTGAGGAGTTGACCGCCAACTCCCCACACCCACAGTCGGAAGCCAACAAGGGCAATCCTTCGCCATCCTGGACAGGTACGGACGAATCCATGTGGTCCGCCATCGCCACATACTCGTCCGTGAGGTCCTCCCCATCAAAGTTGCCATCCGGGCCACCCAGGAGCACATACTGGCCCTCAAACGCGGGGATGGAGACCAGGGTGGCCCCGCCCGCATGATACTTGGTGAACAGGCGCTCATCCCCACCAGCAGCCAGGTCCATCTGCACCAGGCCACCGGGATCCAAGCTCAGCCCGACCACCCCGCCACGAATCAGAGCCAGCGGCTGGGACACCTCAGGCACATCAGCCGGGTTGAAGAAGTCACCAAACCCCCACGCATACTGCTGACCGTTCGCGTCCGGGCCAATGGTGGCCCCGAGGATACGGCCCACAGTGACGGCACCCTGATGCCCTGTAGTGCGGGTCTTCACCCACTCCAGGGGTAGCGGGAATTTCCTGAAAGACAGGGCCCCAGGCAGGAACCGTCGACCGTCACCGGTGGGGACATCAATGGGTGCCAGGGGGGCAAGCCAACGGAGATCACCCAGGGGTGCGGCGGCTAGGAGGCTAATGGCCATCTCGTTCTCATAACTCAGGTGACCTTCCTGGCCCGGATACACACCAAGGGCCCGCTTGTGAAGGTTGGTGCAGGCACCTTTTGGGTCTCGGATACCAGGATATTTGCGTAAGAAACGGACACAACGGTACCAATCCGAAGGCATCCCCCATCGGATCTTGGCGGCACCCTTGCCATGAAGCCAGTATTGCTCCAGTGCATGGGGCATGTGGCCGCCCGGCTGAAGGTCAACCATCACAAGCCTCCAGAGATCAGGTTGGCCCGCTGCAGCGAGGTCATCAGGTTGTTCGGATCATGCGGATGCGACGCCAGCAATAGCTGCTTGCAGTAGGTGTCCAAGGTGTCCTGCAGCCTGCCCAGGTCCACATCCTCACCCACAAACTTGGCCACCTCAGGCAACGTGTCCCACGCCTCCGCGAGGAGGACATCCGCGTGGGCCTCGTCGTTCACTTTCAGCCTGGTGTGCAGGTCAGCCTTGGGAACCTGCTGGAACCTGCCCCGATTCTCCCGGGTCAGCAGTCTCCCCCCGGCCCGCTCCAGGGCCCGGTGTACCAGGAGATGCGCGGAGGACAGGAGGGCCAAGGATTCCGGTGGCGTGCCGTTTCGTGCGGACGCTGCCCGGTTGTTCTGTGGGGCACCAGGAGCTATGGACCGCTCAGGGACCGGTGTGGTCGTCGAATCTGAGACCCCTGTTGGGATAGGGGGAGGTGGCGGTGGTGGCGGAGAGGCAAGCTCAGGGGGCAGAATGTCGGCCCCAATGCCCAGGATGTCCCGAACACCCGGAATCATGAACAGCGACGGATCCCGCTGCACCAGCTCCCACATGTTCCGGCTGGCCAGCTCCTCCGGCGACGGGGCATCCGAGATAGCCGCATCACCGGCGATCCGAACCGCATCCCCGGACACCAGCTTCAGGTTGTACATGTTGATCGTGTCCTGGAGACGTTCCGGGCGCACCGTCAGCGGGGCCGTGTCATACCAGAACGTGAATCGGTCAGGATCCTCACCCAGCGCCAGGAGTGCCCGACGGAGGTAGGACCTGGTCAACCCCTCACAGATGCGCTTCATGATCGGCTCGATGTGAACCTTGATGCCGGCCTCCTGGATGAACCACAACTGCCAGTGGTTCGTATCCGAGGAACCCAGCAACACCTCAGGCGGCATATCCATCGCCAGAGCCAGCCGGCGGATAGCCTCCGTACGCAACTCCAGGGCCTGCTTGGACAGCTCGGAGGCCATCTCCAGGAATTGGAGCTTGCCCAGCGCCTCCATGGGCACTTCGATCATCATGGGGACCGTGCCGGCGGCGGTACCCTCGCCCTGCAGCGGCGCCATGGCAGCCGACACCATCCGGTTGGTCATGGATTCCGCTGCCGACGTGGAGGTGCCGTCATCAGGGAAATCCATGTCATTCGGCAAAGCCAACAGGCCAGCATTGATCAGCCGGGAGTCGATCTGCGCGAACACATACCGGGTCAGGCGCTCCAGCTCCACCAGGACCGTCAGGGCACCACGGCCAGGGGAATCCGCACACCAGTTGTCGCGAGGATGCGGTGTCCACAGCCGGATCACAATGTCGCGACCGGGAACGATCTGTCGGCGGGGAAGGTTGGATGGTCGCCAGTCATACCCGCCGCGAAGACGACGCAGCTGGGAACCGGACACCACATACCATTCGTCCGGCATCGTGCCACCATCGAAGCCGAGGATGTAGCACTCCCCGGTGACGGTCAGGTCAATGCCAATGGACCGGATAGCCTCCGCCTTCTGGGTGGGTCCACCGAAAATGGTGTCCCCGATGGCGGCGATCTGTGGATCCTCCGTCTCCTGCTGAACCCGGCCATTCTCATCAACCTCAGCGATATACAGCCGGACCTGGGAGCATGCTGACCCGATCCAGTTGGAGGCGAAGCGGAACTCACCGATGAGGTCATACAGTCGCCACAGTTCAGTCTGCCAACCCTCATCACCAAAGGGATACATTCCCCAGATGCGCTCGTCAGCCTGGGTGATCTGCATGGTCGCGGCAGTCAATGCACTACCGGCAGCGGTGATGGTCTGCATTTCCGGTGCGGGTTCTGGATCCCTATGCCGGCCAAACAGTCCCATCGTCACTCCTTCCCTTGGATAATCCCGGCCACCTGGGAGGCGGTGGGGATGGTGAGGATGGTGAGGATGAACCTGACGTGCAAGGGAAGGAAGTCCAGTCCCCACCAGATGGCCGGGATGGCGGTCAGGAAGGCCACATAGGGGCTGACACACCAGGGGCACATGATGAGGAAGGTAAACCAGTGATCAGGGCCGAAGCTACGAATCACCGCCTGACGTACGGGCAGGGTGATGCGATCATCGGTGATGAGCCTTGTCAGCCGCGCTGTGCAGCCACAGACCAGTACGATGATGAGTAGTGTGACTACACCTAGCACAAAGATCAGCGTACGCGATCATGGGCATGAATTGCTAGCTCAGGGCCCCATGTAGGTCAGGCCATAGAAGGAATTACTGCGATCCAGGCGGTACTGCGACGGATCCGTGAGGGCCATCCGCCGCTTCTCACCTTTCATCAGGTGTCGGCAGGCATGGACCATGGCATCCACCCGGTCCGGCGAGGCCCGCGTATTGTCCGGGTCGAAGGAGATCATCTGATTCTCCAGGACCTCGAACTCCCGGCCCACCATGTGCAGCTTGCCCTGCTGCATGCGCATCCCCACCGGCTGGGCACGCAGCGACTTACCGATCTTGGAATCCACGGTGGTGATGGGTGGCCTGGTGTGTGCCTCGAACATGCCCTGCTTGTCACGTAACTCCAGGAACGCATCCTCCAGGACCTGCATGAGCCACCGCTTACCGATGGTGTCCTCGATGACCACATGATCGGCACCCCAGGACAGCAGGGCCCGCCACACCGCCAGGGCACCCGGACGGCCCGCCGCCTTGATGGTGTGGTCTGCCAGGATGTACAGGTGATTGTCGACATCCCTGCAAGCCACGATGATGCCCGTCTCGTCGTCTTCCCCCGTGGCACCCGGGTCCACACCCACCACCGTGGAAATGATGCCGTCGGGTACTTCATCCACCCGGTATCGCTCCAGGTCACCGCGTCCGAAGATTGCCCCGTCGACATTTTCGATCAGTTCACCGTAGAGTTCCTGGCGGCCCAGCGTCGTACCCTCATAGCGAAGCTTCATTTCGGCCAGGACGTGCGAACTCAAGTTTGCCGCGTTGTCGAATGTCGACCCACGGATCATGTGAACCGACCCGTCATCGCGTCGGGACAGCTCATGCAGCAGGTCGATGGGTTTCGGTGTGGTGGTGATCAGCGCCCGAGGGTGATCTCCTGGCAGGTCGGATCGTAGGGCCGGCATGATGCCTTCCAGCCACGTCTGACGGGGCTGACGCCACTTGATGATCTCGTCCATGAGCGCGGAGGCCAGGTTCATGCCCCGGGCCGTGTCAGGATTGTCCGCGCCGGATGTATGGATCTTCGCCTCATTACCGAAGACGATCATCGGCTTGGGGGGCTTGTAGTACCGGTACGTCACCTGCCGACGGTTGAGCACGTTGAGCAGCCCGGACGGGCCCTCCACATTGACAATACGGGCATCCGACAGAGTTTCTGCGATGACCATGTGCTCGGTGGGGACACCAGACTTGTCTTGCGGGTACTTCAGGGCACGGTCCACCAGCCATTCCGAACCCGATCTCGACTTACCGCTCCCCCTGCCGGCAAGGTAGCAGGCGATGAACCAGGATCCCTCATCCAGGATCTGCTCCGGGCGCCCGGTGTACCACCACTCATCCCTGGCGATCTCCTCCAGGATGTTCAAGGGTAGGGATTCGACCCAGACCTGACGTTCGGCAGGCGTCAGTAACGCCACCGTGTCCTTGATCGACATTCCCATGAGGGAAGTATAGGCAGTTTTGTTGCCCAGACAACAAGAGATCCCCCCACCCTTGTCTTCCCAGCAAGGGTGGGGGGATCGTGGCGGTGATGCGCAGGTCTGTCTACTCCGGGAAAGTATTGGAGATCATGAACAGCCTTAGCTGGAGGAACCTATGCAAGGAGCCGCGTTAACGCATCACATAAGGCCGGCTTCGTCTACCGTCAAGTTCTGTGCAGGAACGTCGGTATGGATGGAGTCTAGCAGAACCTGGGCCTCCACGCCGCCATAGCCGGCCTCGCGGAGCAGGCGAAGGAAGATGTCGGGACGCATCAGGATCATCCCCTCACCAGCGCACGTCTTACCGGTCCTCTTGATCCAGCAGGCTCCGATGGCGGCCTTGGCGTTGATGCGTTCCGTTTCCGTCTCCCGGAGCCAGCCGGGCAGGGCATAGGACCGGGCGGCCTTGGCCTCCAGGACCACCCCCGGGATCCCGGCAATGTCTCCCTTGTCACGGATGCCGGCCAGCCTGCGCCTCTCAGCGTATGGCCAGCCGGCATCAATGAGGTACGTGACGATCTCGTTTTCCCAGGTGCGACCCCGGGCCTTAGCGGTAGCGGGCTTCATGCCCAGATGTTAGTCGAACAGGTAGAAGAAGATGGCGATCGCGATGATGATCAGGATGATCCAGACCATGGCCATGGTGTTAACTCACCCCCATGATCAGCAAGAAGATCACAATGACCAAGAGGATGAACCAGAACAGTCCCACCAGGCCCTCACTTCTTCCTGGGATACAGGAAGGTGATCAGGACCACGACCCCGATGAACACCCAGAAGTAGATCATTGATGATCACCACCACCAAGGAGCCACTTGACCAGGAACAGCATGGGAATCAGGAGAACGATGAACGCGACGCAGGTTGCCTCACCCATCACTCATCATCCTCGTTGTCGTCCCGGTCCAGTTTGGTGGCATGGGGGAGGGCCGCCAGGATCATGCCGGTAATGAACACCGCACACAGGTAACCCATCCCATCATCGATCGCGTCCCAGGCGTGGTCACTCAGGGCGTAGATCACTTCTGCGACCCCACCGGCTTGAGCTGGCGAACCAGGTACTCCCGGTACAGCTCCGGCATCTGAGTAGCCAGGAGGCCCGCATTCAGCTCCTCCACCACCTTGGCGGTGGTGAACTGGGCGGCGATCTGCGGGTGATCCTTGGCGAACTGGGAACTCGCGAACCCAGCCGTCACCTTGTACGCGAACACGGGGCGACCATGCAGCATCCCCACCCCGTCCTCGCCCAGACGCTCCTTGATCTTGTTGCGGATGGCCTCCTTGCGGGCACTCCACTCCGCCAGCATGGTCTCCACCAGCTCCAGATCCTCCAGGTCCTTCGCCATGTCATCCAGGGACACCTCGCGGGCCTGCGGCTTGGTGGGAATGATTGTCGTTTCGGTCATGGTTGCCTCCTTTGTTTGGATGGGCTGGTTTTCAGCCCACTTGTACATCTCATACGCGGTGATCCTGTGCCAACCGTCAGGAAATAACACGGTTGTTCTTCTTCCTTTTCACCACCACAGCATCAGGTGGCAGGTCAAACATCCCCTCCTGGCCCTCCAGGACATGCGGAGCCACCAACCTGGTCCGAATCCGGCCAGCATGCTCCGGGCACAGGACAATCCCTTCCACGATGCCCCAGTTTTTCAGTCGGGCTGACCAGATCACCGCCGAGGTGACCTCGCCCGATCCGAACGTGATGGGGCACATCTTGACCTGGCAACGCAGGGCCGGGAACTTCTCCGGTGGATCAGGTTTCCTTGCCCTGGCAACCATCTAGCTCCTATCCTCAGCCCGCTGGCTGGCCGTCCAGGCCCGGAAGGTCCGTAACTCCTTGGGGACATCCCACAGGGGTGCGGGGGCCTTCACGGTCTCCCAGTCAGCCGGAACGAACGGCTCCACGAATCCGATCGTGGGGATGAGCTGGGTGTGCTGATCTTTGATCCGGGGTCGGTCAGTGAATGCCTGGTCAACCTCGGTCTGGTTGACTACCCTGGGGATGCGGGTGGTCGGATTGGCTATGGTTCCGCCGTTGGGAATGATCACGGTAGCCCGATTCCCGGCGTGGCGGGGTGGCGGGTTGTGCGAGGTGCGTTCAATCAGGTACACAACGAGGACGGTAGCCCCGATGCCGAACATGCTGCCGAAGGAGAAGATCCCGATCGCCTGGTTCAGGGTGTACATGAACTGCTCATGGATCATGGACGCTCCTGCTCCAGGATGTAGTCGATCAGCGCCGTGACCTGGAACGTGGTGGCATAGGTGAGCCACACAGCCAGCGGCTTCAGTTGACCCCACTCCGCCAGCCCCAACTCCAGGCGACGCCACACATTCTCGTACATGGTCCGATCAGCCTGGCTCATCAGCATGATCCGGGCCCCCAGGTCCACCTTCATGGCCAGTCGGATGGCCTCCGAGAGGCGCAAGGGAACCTTGCCGTCCTGGTGGAACCCATTATCATGACCATGGGTTTCGATGAGGCGCAGGACATCCCGCAGGACATCGGTACTGCTGCGATCGTCATCGCGGATAAGGGTAGCGGCAGTCATAGGTGACCTCCAGGCGTCGGGGATGAGAGGTCAATCATAAGCGCACCCTGCTGGCCGACTCAACCCCGGTAGGTCACAACCAGGTAACAGTTACACCCGTCGAGACGACACGTAGGACTCCATCCAGGCCAGCACCGCCACGAACATCTCCGCAGGGGTGCCGTGGGGACGCTGGTAGTACATCCTCATCAGCGATGAGGCTCCCCGATACTCCAGCTCCCTGGACATCCCCTCCAGGGCCGTATGGATGGCCTGCCGGTCAGCCAGGTTGGTGGCCAGCAGTCCCCGCGCGTCCAGCTCCTCCACCAGGGCCGTCCCCTTGCGCTGGGCCGCCTTCTGGGCCGCCTGGAACTCCTGCAGCGTGCTGGGGTCGATCATCGTTCCTCCGCCTGGTGCGTGACGTACGCCCGGCAGCATAACCCCGGTTGGTGTGTGGAGTCAGGGGCAACGAAATCGGCCGGGCCCGCGACTTGGTTGTCGTAACCGCGTGAGCCATCACATCCTGGCCGATCTGCCCCGCCGCATGCAGATCCCTACCGATAACGCGCATATACACCCTGATCGGATCCCCATACTTGACCTCCCAGGCGAGGATCCGATCATCCCTACCGGCAGCGAACGTCAACAGGGACTGCAAGCGCCCCGTGGTCCAGGAGGCATCCCGACTCGGGTACACCTCCCAGATGTAGTCCCTGGTGGTTGTCATCGCTGGGCGTGTGATTTCACCGGATGTGGGGGCACGTTGGGACGATAGAGGGTGGTGGGGACGGCGGTGGTCAACTTGCGAACCTTCCAGGCATGAAAACGCCGCACCAGACACAAGCCCGGAAGGACGATCACCGCAATCACCATTAGTGGTCCCAGTGCATCAAGCCATTGACGCATCAGGGCGACTCCTTAGCTGGAGTGACAGGCGTGAAAACACCTTCCAGGCTACGGTAGATCCCCACCAGGAGTGCGATACCCGCAGGGTAGGTGGACAAGTCTTCCGTGGTGGCCACGCCATGACTTGCCCTACCCCACATCCAGATGGCCCAACCCACCGAGAATCCGATGATGGTGACCACCCGGGCGGACAGGTGCTGTTCGCCTGGAATGACCGCGCTAGGCGCCCGGTGTCCCGCCACCCGGAACCTCCTCGTGCTCATCCTTGAGGAGAGTGAGCAGGTCGGTCATCAGCTTGTTGGTGTTTTCCACCGCCACCAGCAGGGCCTGGGTGCGCAGCTGGAAATCGTCGACCAGCTGGGCGGCGGTGCGATCCTTCGGGTGATCGGTGGTGCTGGTGCCCGGGACCGGGGTGACCCAGAAGGTGTTCACAAGCTCTTGGGCTGACATGTCGATTCCAATCTCCCAGTCCTGGGTTTGGTCATGGGTAACGTCACGTACGGAGACGTGCATATGGTTGGTGTGCGGATCATCCCCGTCATAGTCACGCCAGACAAACGGGTCCGGGCCTTCCGGGCCGGAGAACTCCCGCCGGTTGAAAATGACATACAGGACCCGGGCATCCTTGGATTGACGAATGCTCTCACTGACGATGCCCATGTCCGCACCGTGGGCTGGGTCATGCGTGTAGTCCCCGGCATCAACCTGGTAGTCCGGGTTACCTGCGGGGGCAGGATGCTCAGGGTTGTGTTGGGATGCCGCGCCTTGGGCCTGGTGAGCCGGATCCCCGATCGTCCCGTCCGACTTCTTGGACCGATTCGGCGCTGCCGCATTGATCTGGTCGAACAGTTTGGTAATTGCCTTATCGACCACCCAGTCGCTCATGATCGCCAGCGTATATTGTCAGACCATTTTTTGCCAGCTGGTCAGCCTACTTTCGCGACCACCCGGCCAGGACGCGTGTCGATGATCGTTTTCACGGTCAGCTTGCCGTTCTGCAGGTCATACGCGTGCTGCCAG